TTTAATAAACCTTTATTTTGCCTTCCAATAGCGTTAACTATGTCTTCTTGAGATTTACCTGATGTAAGAGAATATTCAGCAAATGCTGCTGCTTCTTCACCTGAAAGTCCTAATTTTTTAGTTAAATCAATTTGGTCTTCTAACATAGATTCAGTAAGCATAGCGCTTGTACCAAATCTATCATTAATTTGATTAGTGGCTTCTAATAAATTAGTTTGTGTGGATAATAAGTTGTTACTTGAAGCCGTTATATCTGAAAATCTTTGATTTAGTATTTGGGCTTCTGAAGAACTGATACCTAAATTTCTTGCTATGTCAGCTGTACGTTGGCTGAATGCAAGACCCATATTTACTAGTTCTTTGAATAGTTTAATAGCTACACCAATGATAACTAAAGGATCAGATAAATTTTTTCTGAGGCTTTGTCCTAATGATTTAAGAGTAGCTCCAAGTACTGACCATCTGGTTCCTGTTAATGAGGCTGCTTCTTTATTTGAAGCTTCTAATGCAGATTTTACATCTAAAAATTTATTTAAAATTGGAATTTTATTAATTCCTTCTAAAATATTTCCTGTGATTCCTAAATTACGTTCAATATCTATGAAAGTAGAAGCTAAGGATTTTGTATTTTCAATTAATTCTTTAGAAGATGAAATTGCATCATCATAACTATCTAAAATATCTAATAATACTCTTTGTTCCGCTCTGGTAGCTGTTGTTAATCTTTTAGCAATAGCTTCTCTTTTTGTTTGATTAGCTAATAATTCTTTTTGAATACTATTAAGAGATTTTTCTACATTTCCTCTTTCTTTAGAATTAGATAAAGTTTCTTCACTAACTTTTTGAAGTTCTTTAGCTAAATTTTTAGTTTTACTTATCTGAGGATCATAGGCTTTAGCACTATCACCAGTTATTCTGGCAATAAGTTTGGCATTGTCTTTAATTTTATCAACATAAGTATCTAAAATACTACCAAGAGACTCGGCTTCTTCTCTTAATTTTCTTAAATCATCAGGACTTGGAGTAGCCATTTTCTAAACTAATTTATTTATTATAAATATTGAAATTTATAACCTTATTTATATTTCACACTAGATTTACCAGTTGGAGTAATGGGTTTAGGAATACTTCCCCAATTTTCACGATTTACATTCCCTAATGGGTCAATTAATGTTGATTTATTTCCACCACTTTTAGAAGAAGCATTTTCATGAGCTTCATTTTCTTTTTGATAAAATCCATTTATTTTATTAAAAGTAAATTGGCGCAACCATCTAGGCATAGCATAGACAGTTGGCCAATCGTATCCTCCTTTTCCATGAAAACAAATTTCATGTATTTGGGTAAATAAATTTGCTCTCGCTATTGGAGCGGTATTAGAAGTCAGGCCAAAAAAACCTAAGCCCAACTGGAATATCGACTCTATTGGTAGCCCCGTCGGGAAAAAAAGTTAGATCAACATCAGGCTGAACTTCTTTAATATGTTTTCTAAACTCTCTAGAATCTCGAGCTAGTAAATGATTATCTACAAACTCTCGAATTGCTTTTGTTTCTCGATCTCCATTAACTGAAGTAATCATATACTTCAAACGTGTTGAAAGTTCAGGAGATGAATTTTTATTAATTTTTTTTAAACCATCTAATTCAGTTTGGATTTTTTGTTCGTCACTGTGGGTTAAAATTTTATAAGTAATATTTGTACCTGTTGATGTTAAAGTATAATTAAATTCATTAACACCTTTATTTGAATGCTCAAATGGTTTATTGTCAATACCTGCTAAATCTACAGTATATTCTATTCCATCATAATCAAATGAATAATCTTTACCATATCCTAAAACACGAGCAGCAACCATAATTGCATTCTTATCTCCTACAATTAAATCATTGTAATTGATTTTAGATACAATAAGTGCTTGAAGTAACTTATCAAGAACAGTACCGTTTTGAATATATGATTGGTTAGTAAGAATGTCTTCTTCTCTAGCCGTCATATATTTCATTTCAATTTTTCCGCTTGATAGAGGATTATCTTCTGGGTAGATTAAGCCTTTTGAGGGCAATTCAATAACTTCCGTTGGGATATTGTTTTCCATAAATTTTATTTAATGTAACTTGTTTTGTTATAAATATAATGAAAATAAAGAAGCTCGCCAAGTTTAGGCGAGCTTTCTTTAATTTGTTTTTATAACATTCGGCTTGGATTGCTGCTTTCTTAACTCAAAAATTGAGGATACAATAATCCATTCCTAAGTTAACAGTCAATTCTTGAGCTGCTGCTTCATCATCCCAACTGTATTCACCAAAATTAGCAGATTTAATAAATGCTCCTTTGATAATCCATTCTGAAACGATATCGCCTACAGGTCCTAAAACATTAATAGTTACGTCTTTCTTATAGAAATCAGAGTAACCATCTCTTCCTGTAACAGATTCATGATGTAAACGTACCCATTCCATTACTGATTGAGCACCTGAAGGAGTGATAGGATCAAACAATGTCATTTCAATATCATCCCATAATGCTTTACCTTTAATTTTACGGTAAACATTAATATGGTTTAATTTAATTTCATCCATTGTTACTCCTACAGCACCAATCTTTTTAATTGTATATGAAGGAATACCATCAACATACATGATAAAGCGATTTTTTACCTTAGGTTCAAATGCTGTGAAAAATATTTCGTTTGGTGATATAATTGCCATTTTCTTTTATATTTTTATTTGTTATAAATATATACCTGTCTAATTTTTATGCTGGGAATGAAGCACCAGTTGGAGTAACGTTGAAATCTAAATAAATGAATTCAGCGGTTTTAGTTGGTTGTAAGTATATTTGACCAACTAACTCGTTTCTGTCGATTACATCAGGAGTATTGTTTGTATCGTTCATAATAACTTTAAACGCGTATAATCCTTGGCGTTGTTGAACGCTTGTTAAGTAAGGATTAACTTGACTTAAGAATTGATTTCTTGTTGCAATTGAGTTTTGTTCAAACACCAATGTATTTGCAATTTGAGAAATATATGATTTAAGAGCAATCAACAAACGACGAACGTTTACACGATCAAGAGCAGATGCTCTTAGTTGAAGTGTTTTCTGACCATATACTACTACTCCTTGTCCTGGGAATGTTGCTATTGGATTTACTTTAGCAGCATATAAATCATTACGATTACCTTGTGATAATTTTTTCTCTGCTCTTACTACTGTGCTTAATCCACCTCTATTGATACCTGCTGGTGCAAACCAAGGTTCTGCTACTGAATCGTTATAAGCATAAACACCTGCAATTGCTGCTGAGGCTGGTACCCAAACATATTCTCCTGTTGAAGGTTCAACTACTTGTACCCATGGCCAATACATAGCTCCATATGAAGTATCTCTTGAAGCCGCCGCAGATGATGCATTAGAAATTGTAGAACCATAAGCCACTGGATCAATTACGTAAATAAAATCACCACGATCTTGAGCAATCTGAATTAAATTACTGATAGGACTAGTATAGTCAGTATTATATAATCCGGGAGTAAATAGTATATTAAATTTATAATCGTCAGTATTTGCAAGCAAATTAACCATATTAGTATAATCAGATCCTATTAATCCTTGAGTATTTGTTGAATTAATATTATTATAAAAATTAACTCCACCTGGTATACTACCAATTGCTCCACCAAATGCTCCTGAGGCGTTTGTTGGGATTGAAGCTGTAAATTGTGGTTTAAAATTTCCTGCGTTATCAAAGAAGTTAGGTGTTGTATAATTTACAGCACTTACTCTTAAGTAATTTGATCTATTAGCAAAAGAACCCGAGAATGCAATTTGGTTATTTGTTGAATCATATAATTCAGCAAAATCACCAATTACACGTGAAATATAATTTGGGCTATTAGGATCTAATGTTAAGTTTGTCCAAGTTTCTAGTACTACTGGTTGTAATGCACTATCATTACCCCTTCTAACTAGTAAGTCAAATGTTCCAGAAGCTGATCTAGCATTTACAATTTGCCATCTTACATTATTTTCTGAACCGCTAGGTAAATTACCACCTGCTGTTTCAGTACTGGTACTATTCATAATAATACCTTCAGAAAATGTTTCTAATTTAAATGGAGTACCAGACGTTCCTCCTGAAAGAGTTACTGTAGTACTTCCTGAAATAAATGTATAGCTATTTGCTGGTTGTCCTATTGTTGAAGCAAAAATAATACCTGTAGAAGCAGATATAGCAGCATTCATAAACTGTAAACTAGAATTATAAGGTGATACAGATGCACTGGTATTAAAGGCTGCTACTACAGCTGTAGCGGTAGTTGATGTACTAGAACCTGAAGATACATAAATTATTGTACTAGTATTTGCTGGAACTGTACTACCTGTTACTCTGATTGTAATTCCTCTTACACTTAATGATGAAGATCCAACTGCTGCTGCTTGAGTATACAAATAACTAAAATCAGCATTTGCTGATGCTGTGGTAAGAGTTACATTATTAAGTAATCCAGAAGATGTTGCTGGTGAGTATGATGTTCCTGAACCTGATACTACTCTAGCTACTAATAATGATTGACCTCCATTAGCGAAATAATTATATGCTGTAATAGAGGTAAAATAAGTATAGTTTTTCTTTTCATTAACACTACCGCTTTCTAAAGTAGTACCAAAAATGTTTTGAAATTGATTCCATGTAGTTACTACTGTTGGGACTTCTACTGGACCTTTAACGGTTGGCCCAATAATTGCGGCTCCCACAGTAACTGGTCTTTTAGATACAAAAGAAGAATCATTTTCTCTTGCTAAGACACCGGGTGATATTAGTACTTCTGCCATTGTTTTTTAGTTATTTTAATTTATTATAAATATGGAGAAATTTATCAAAAAATAGTTTTTTATTTTTTAGAGATGCCTTTTCTTTTGTATAAATCGTTATTGATTGAAGATGGGGATTTTATAAAATATGTATCTATAAGATCTTTAGGTATTAAGGTTACTTTTTTATCTAAAAATGTATTAATATCTTTAATTTGATAATCATCCATTTCTCCAAATCCTCTACTATCTCGAGTAATTTCTTTATATAAAGGGATATTTAAAGAATTATATGATTTTTTTATAGCATTTTCAAATCCTAATTCTTTCATATTTTTTACATCTAAAGATTTAATTAGATTTTGGGTAATAGAAGAAGAATAATCTGCTCCTTTTTCATTCTTTTCAGGAGATTTGTTTGTGTATATTTTTAGATTAGTAGGTTGGTTTATAATGTAAAAATCAGGAATATCAGGAGAAGAAAACACTTGAGTGTTATTTAAAATATAAGGGATTCGTATATATTGATTATCATTTTTAACAGGGTAGGTTTTAGGATTAGGTAAGATAGAAAATATTTGGTCTGTTTTCCAAGGTATTTCTAATGGTTTAATTGTGAAAAATTTTGGTTCGGATACCGGTTTATATGTAAATTGAGTAGAATCTCCTTCTTTAGATTGTTTAAATGGTGTATTAGATTTAGGAGTACCTTGATATATATCGTATGGAATATTCATTTTATCTAATAAACTTTTTAAAGTTTCTAAATATTTTTGTTGTTTTTTATTTAATTCTTTTTCAATAAAAACATCTATTCTTTTAACATATGGAAGTAAATAAAATCTTTTACCTTTAGTTTCAATAGCTTCTTCAGCATATTTTCCTTTAGCTCCTTTTCTTTTTAAGAAATCTTTTTTATTTTCATAATCTAAATTTTCATCATCTCCATAAGATATATCAACATCTGAAGGATGAACAAAACCTTTAATTTTAAACTTATTACTAATTTTATCCCCATCTAACATTATTCTACACATAACATTAGTTTCTCCATGGGATATAAATCCAATATCTGAGTCAGCATATCTAGTAGTAGAAACTTGATTTTCATCATTTGGTTGGATGTATTGGGATTTTAAAATATCAATACAATAGTTTATAGGAGTAAAATGATATAAATTTCCTACTTGTTTAGCTTCAAGTAGTACTTCTTTTAATAGATTAGTTAATTTTAATGGATTTATTTTATCTTTAATCTGAGATTTTAACCAATCAAAGTATTGTTGATTTCCTATAAAGTATTTTTTAGCACTTCCCGTATCTTCGTAATTAAGAGTTATACTTCCGTCTGAGTTTATTTTGAAATCTACTCCACCAAATACTTCTTTAGGTATAAATCTAAGAAGGCCATTCATAATTAATGCATTGGGAGTTTTAAAGCCTAATTTTTTCATCATAGGCAATATATCGCTAGATACCATCCCCCATGTTGGTTTATTAAGAGAAGTTAATTCTTGTATTCCTTTTAAAATTCCTCTAACATTTCCCCCAACTACAGCTAGTTTATATAATCCACTTCCTTGCACTCTAGTAGCTACATACCCTGTTTGATCTCCAAAAAAATCCCAGCTTTCTGCTCTATCAAAAAATTTAGATTTATCCCAAGCAGTGCCCACACTTTTTTCATATGAAGTTTTATATAAATTATATATATTGTCTTGTTCTTCAGGAGTAAGATCATCTATATAAAATACTTCATAAAGATGTTTTTTCATAAATTTAGTATTTTTTATTGTGTTTATAAATATATCTAAACACTTATAAATTCCCCCTTTTCAAGGTTAATAGATCCGTCACCATATTTTTGTTGTAGTGTTTCACCTACCTTAATTTCCTCTTGACGTAGTTGTTGTAAGTTGGTCTTAAGTTGTTCTTTTTGATATTCAAGATCTTGAAGTCTCATTTCTAAAACTCCAAACTGTTCAACTAGTTGAATTCGTTTTTCTTGAATTAATTTTAATGATTGAATTTCTTCTGGTGTTAAAACTTTTGTTGTCATAAATTTTATTTGTTTTTTATATTTTGTTTTTTTAATTTATAAGCCTTCAAAGGATTTAATGAGTTCTAAGCCTTTAGGGCTAATCGATTTCATACTGAAAAATGGCGGTAAAAACTACATCCGAATATGTAATGCTACTATCAGAAGTAAATTCGATTTTATTTAGGAATACTATTGAACTCAATCTACCTATTATACTTCCTACTCCGCAAGTACCAATTGAGTTGTTTGAACTTGGTGTAAAAGGATAAGTAAAATTAAAAAAACCACTATCTAAAATTAAAAAATCGAAATCAACAGTTCCATAAATTGTGCAAGTAACAATGTTGCCAACCCTTGAATAATGTGCTTTTGTTAATGCCACATTTGAACAAGCACCTGTTGGGTTATCCAATGTCGGAGTGAAAGTTCCGCTTTCAACAATAGCTGCTGAAGAAGTATATGAGAATTGACCTGAACCCGAATTATAAACTACTATATTATTTAATGAACTTGCCGAGGGCATGTTAGGAATACTTAATGAACCAGTTCCTGTGATTGTTATTTGATCCGTTGAAAAAGCCATAATTAACTAAATATTCCTGATTGTGTATAAAGGGTTCCATTCCATTTTTGGATAACCAAATTCGAACCTGAAGGGGCTATTCTCCAACTACCGACTGAACCGCTAGATCCAAAATACATTGCACTATCATTGATTGTATTTAAAGAACCACTAGCTATTGTTAAACTACCTGATGTTACTATACTACCTGAGTTTGATAATACACCAGAAGGTACATCGAGTTTCATTTTTAAAGTAGATACACCTACAAAATATGGAGTTGAATGGTGCCATTCGAAAGCATTATTAGTGGCTGTTGTTCCTGCTAATAATGATATGAGTTTTATTGGTCGATCTGCGGCACCAACAAGATCTGATGGTGCTGCTACTAATAAAACTGATCCAGAATAATATGGGTTAAAGGTATTTCCTTTTGATGATGGATTAATGATAAATTTTGATCCACTTACTCCATTTCCTGTCTCTACTACTAAAGCGGTTGATGCATTTACTGCATTAGAAATATTAATAAATGTAGGTACATGTGTTGCATTATCATTAATAATGTTAGTAAGTGAACCAGATAATATAGTTGATCCAGTTACATTAAGAGATCCAGTTAATATAGTTGTCCCCATTACTCTCAATGAACTTGAAAGTATGGTTGAGCCGGTTACATTAAGAGATCCACTAACTCTAGCTACATTATTAATATAATCAAACGTAAAATTACTTGAACCACTAAAAGTAGATCCACTATTAAATTGTATCTGTGTATCTGAACCTCCAGGGGAAGTTGCTCCTCCACCACCAGATCCAGTATTTACTGTTATTAGAAAAGTTGTTCCGTTACCTTTAGTAAATGTTATGATATTTGAGGATACAGAGGCTGTAATTAGAGCATTTGGGGTATAAGAAGCAGTTGTTGCTATCCCTAATAAACTTCCAGTAAATGAACCAGTAAATGATGTATTTCCATTTCCGGAACCACTAACACTTCCACTTATTGAATTAACTGGGCCTCTTAATGCGTTTATGATATCTCGGGCTTGTAAACCTGAGTCTAGATTATTTAAAGCTGGTATACTCATTTTTTATTATAAATATTAAGTGTTTTTAATATCGTTTATGTCATTTATTACTTGTTCACTTACTCTAATTTTAACTACATCCTGTAATTTTTTCAATGCTGTTACATCTTTTTGCAATACGTCTGGAATAATATATCCATTCATTTTAATGCTGAATGTACTGCTTACTGTTCTTTCTTCTTTATCTGCTAGTTCTGTTTTAATAGCAAACGAATCAATCATCGCTCTAAACTGAAAACGAGCAGGATCGCCCCAATATGAATCAGAAGCGTATTCAATTGCTTCAATGATTTTATTGAGCTGATCCATGTAGTAAGTATTGATAGTACAGGTATAAGTTACTGTAATATAGTCTGGGATTACAACCGCGTAATATTGTCTTTGGGGCCTAACGTCGTTTAATACACTAAAATTATCGTATGCATTTTTAGGACTGTAACTTTTTCCTTGTATTGAAACATTGTTTGGATTGTTTGCATCTAATTTATTAGCAATTGTCCTTACTTTATCAATACTGTCTCTTTTGAACATGATAATTGGCATCATGA